GCTCATGTAGATGAACGACTGCATATCCAAGCGGTTCTGGATCAACTCAACAGCCTTGCCAGAGATGTTAGACTGCATTTCTTCGCCAGCTTCTTGGTTGCCCAGAAGGTCAGTGATGTCTTGCTCTGTGATCTGCAATAGACCAGCCAACGCAGGCGGAACAACAGGCGGCTTGGTGTAGCCGATCGGACCAGCAAGGCTTTCGTTGCCATTGGCGTCCGTCACTGTGTTTAGCAGGAGATATGGGTAGTTCTTCAGGTTGTCTTCTGCCCACATCATTTCAAAGCCAGCTACTTGCTCTGGTGTGAACAGTGGCTTTTCTACTGTGGAAAGCGCAGAGATTTCGCCCAGCTTGGATAGCTGCATGTTCTTTAGACGCTGTGCATCCTTGGCCATGCGAACGTGGCCCATGCAGCGCTCTACGTTGTCAATGAACCAGCGCTTGCCATAGACAGGAACAATCGGGATTTCAGTGCCTGCGATGTAGCCAGCATCATCCAAGATGCCAGAGCCAGACATGATGTATTTGCGAACCTTGCGGCGCTTAACGCGCTTCTGGCGAACCTCAATCGTGCCAATGGCCTCAAGTGTTTCCTCAAGGTTTTCATCCTGATCGAAGTCGGTCTCGCTGTAGCGCTCTTCTTCACCGTCGATGGTTTGGAAGATACGGATCAGTTCAGAGGCTTCTTCGACGCGGTAGACCTCCGCAACATAAACCATGTCAGGCGTTGCCCAATCAAATTCATATTGGTGGATCTCTTTTGGCCACGAAGATGGGTCATCGTCATATTCAGCAATGTAAGCATCGCGCGTCATGGCTGTCAGAACGTAGCACAGGCGTGCATCTGACTTGTCTTGGCGCTTGGCGTCCATATCGAAGAACACGGTGCTGTCAGCGTCATAGATCGGCTCTATGCGGATGCGCTGGTTGTCGTTGTCTTCGTCGTATTCGTCTTCGTAAACAGAGCGCAGGCGGAACGCACCAAAGCCACCGCCAACAGCTTCCTCAAACGCGTTGTCATACGCTTCATCTGCGGCGCTGTCTTCTTCGTCTGCACGGAATAGGCTGTCACATGTATCGGCCAGCTTATCATCTTCGTCGCCATCCTTGCTGACGAAATCAACAGTGATGCGGTTGTTGCGGTATTCGTTGATGATCCGCATGACGCTGAGATGGATCTTGTTGACCTCGAAGCGCGGCTTGTTGTTGAACTGTTCTGCAAGGTTGCCTTCCCACTGCGCACCAGCAATGGAGTAAAAGCGACGATCCTCAAGGCACTGCAAACGCTCTTCGCGCATTGATCCTTGGATGCTGTCAAACTCCAGAAGCGCTTCTTCGTGGACATTTGCCAGACGTTCTTTTTTGGTCATTCTTGCCACGACATAGCCTCGCAATAAAATTTGCCTGTATTATAAGATAGATTGACAGAAAAAACAATTACCGTGCAATAGGCATAACATTCGCTATTGGCTTGGCCTTTGCCTTCTTCTGACCATTGGCCCTTCGAGAACCTTCGCAGGCGTATCGCAGAGCGTCAATAACGTGATTATCCTTGTCTTCTAAGACGGGAAGAACAGCACCAGTGTCCCTGTCTGTCTTGTAGCTGTAAAGTGTCAGTTCATCAATCGTGTGCTTGCAGCGCGGGTGAACGATGATGTCAAACGACTTGAGCCATTCAACACCTTCCTCGACAGACTTTGGCCCCTTGACCGCTGGTTGTATCTTGGGAAAGCCGTTCTTGCGCATATGGCTGATAGTCTCAGGGCGCGCGCTGTCTGCCACCATAGGCCATTTTTCAGCCTCTGGGATGGACATAATCAGCGATGGGGTGTCAACAATCTCACAGCCAACCTGATAAGCCTCATAATCAATATACAGCTTACGGCCAACGATGTGGCTGCGAACAGCAACTGTCGGGTCTGTCGCAAAGCCCCAGTCAGCGCCAAGACGGTGAATTGCATCTGGCGGTGCTTCGAAGTCTTCAACCGTCCAGTTTTTAAACACCCGCGTTTCGCTGTTGCGCACATACTCGCCCTTCCAGACGTGCATGTATTTGTCTGGGTCGCGGCGCTTGTCGTATTCCATTTCGTCTTTGAGAACGTCAGGGAACCACGGGTTGTCTTCAAAGTTTACCTCAACAACCTTGCTTTTCTCTGGGCTGTTTGGACCACGCAGCAATCCCTCAATCGGGTCAGTGTCGTAACGCGGGTTCCATGTGAACCATAGCTGCGAACCTGGCTTACGAATGGTCGGGCGCAAGATGTCCAGCGAGAACTGGCTTAGGCTCTGCGCTTCCTCAACCCACGCAATGTCATAACCTTCAAGCGACTTGATGCTGTCTGCTGTGTGGTTCTGCAAGCCTTGGAAGATGATGATGCCGCCATGAACGGATCTAATCTCGAACTCTTTGATCGTGAACATGTGCGCAACGCCAAGTTCTTCGATCTTGTTCTCCAGCAGCTTCTTGACCGACTGGGCCAGAGACTTCTGCACCTCACGAACGCACACAGCGTCCACACGCTCCATGATGCTGCGCTCAATCAACATCTCTGCAAACATGTGAGACTTGCCAGAGCCACGACCACCATGCGCGCCAAGGTAGCGTGCATCTGGGTCACTCAGTATAGGGAGCGCCCAGCGCGGTGTTTTGATCTGGAGGTTCATATTTCGTTAGACGTTTCTTCTTGTGCGGCAATCCCTGTGACAGCAACAGGACCAACAATGCCATACTTCTTCATGATATTAATCAGCTTATCGTCGAAGATGACGTAATTGCTTGGACCGCCAGCAGACGGGTCTCTTGCTGTCGGACCTTGAACTGCACCCAGAGGCGTGAGATCTGCCAAGCCAAGACCATCAAGGATACTGCACCCAGAGGCGTGAGATCTGCCAAGCCAAGACCATCAAGGATGTTCTGAGATGTCGGGCTTGTGTCGCCCATGATGTCGCGTGCGTATCGTCCAGCGAGATATGGATCTAGGCCAAGCTGGTTAATCAGTGCATCTTGAACGCGCTGCGTGGATGTTTCGCGCATGGTGTAATCTGGCGCTTGGAGTGTGCCATATGTTTGCTCTGCTTGGGAGATGTCCTGCGGTGTTAGGCTTGGAGGCGTAAACGTGCCGCGATAGGAAGCAATTTCGTCTGGCGTGAAACCAGCAGCGAGAAAATCGTCATCGATCAGACCTGCTATTGATCGATCGTATTCTGCTAATTCAGCCAGTCTGTCCATTATGCTTCCTTTGGATCTACAATCGTGCGCTCAATCTTCTGGACAATCGGCCCACCACCAGGTCCAGATACTTCGTTTTCAATCTTATCAGAATATCCGTGCTTGGTCAGCATCATCTTGGTGATTGGCGCATTGAAGGCGTTTAGCAAACCATTCCGAATGAGAACTCGCTCTTGTTTTTGCAGCAATTCCTCTAAGATGTCACTAAATTCTGCGTTTTCAGGGTGCTTTACCCAATCATAAATCGTCTTTCGGGTGGTCCCTATGACTGACGCCAATCCTGCCACTGTGGGGATTGGATCATCATGCTCTAAGTGCTTCTTAATGTATTCCCGTGCTTGTTTGACCATCTTTGGGTCATAACTGCTGGGCCTTCCAACTTTCTTCTTCGCTGCCATTTTACACCTCATATCTCAGCCAAGCGGACTGGTCGCATGGCTGCAATATAAAGCAATGTTGGCATTATATCAATTACGCGCTTCAATCGGTCGATCTTCTTGATCCTGATATTTGCCGTTCCCGTATGATGCGGGTTCTTCTATACGGTGAAAGATCGCCTGTGCGATGCCTGCGCCTGCTGGGATGCGAAGCGGCTTCCACCCGTGATAGACCAGTTCGAGCGTCAGCCATCCACGCCAGCCAGGTTCAATCACTGTGTTGAAGACAGACACTGACATAGGTGACAGTGGGCGAGTGTCGTATAGCTTACGTCCGTTGCAGATCATCGTCTTGTCCTTTCAGTTCTGCGATGGTGGTGCGATAGCGCTCCTGATTATGAGTGTTGAATTTCATCCGACGCACTCCCCGCCGCCCGCTTGGCACAGCGCGTCGTTTTCTTTCTCAAATATCCAATCGCCCTGCCTTTGCACAAAGTCGATCAATTCATCCCACGCCTGCCCGTCGCTAAATGTTCCGCCGAACCTGCGCTCCTGCGCAGCCCACCAAGCGGCCCGGTCTGGAAAGTCTCTTGCCAGCGCGGCCCGCTTCCATTCACTTTTTTTGAAACACCCGTCGCAATTCCCTCTGGGCGTCACGCCCCTAATGTTTTCAAGGCGCAAATCAAAGTCCTGCGCCCGCCAAAACATCGCAACATCATGCTTTGATACCTTGGCATCATTCAGCGGATACCAAACCCGCCAACGTTCGCGGGGCTGCTTTTTCTGTAATCGGCCCTTTTCATCTGATCGGATGCCCAATGCGGTCGTCCAG